GCATTTTATCCCATTCTGCTTTTAGTTGGGAGCGGGTTTTGATTTGGGCATCTTCAAAGACTGCTATTATTTCTGGATTTTTTACCTCTTTTCCTGCAAATTGCTCCTTTGAACCCTTTACTAACAAACCATCGTAACCTTGAGATTTTAATTCGTTTTTCCAATTAGAAAACCAAATATCATCTTTGGCGTGTTCACCTCTTATGTCCCACCATTGTTTTTGTGTAATTATTTTAGGATTTTTTACTTCTACAACTGCTTGGTTAATTTTATCTCCATACACTTTAACTGCTTCTTTGTCTGGTGAAAAGAAATGTCCAAATTTATTCCATTTTTTCACTTTTGACATATCAAATTTATTTATATCCACATCAGACCCGTGATACAACTCCCCCTGCCCCTTTACCCACTCGTCAAAAGACTGACCAGAGGCTTTAGCTTGGGAGATGTCTTGTGCAATAGACTCGACTATCGGTATCTCCTGCTGTCCCTTCAATGCTTCATCAATCTGAGGCTGCAACTTCTTGATGTTATCCCTGATGATTGGTCTTTCAGCCTTAGACGCATCGGCTACTTGCGCCAATGACTCATTTCTAATAGCATCCTGCATCTGCATAGGCGATACCTTCCCCTGTTTTATGCCATCCTTGATATGAGGGATAACTTCGGGATTCCCTTTTGCAATCATGTCCCCCGCTTCCTTGCGGGTTATAGCATTAATCTTGCCTGATTCGGGGACTGGAGGTTCAAGAGGGGGTTGAGCCGCCTGTGTAATTTCAGACGGCTCTATGGCAGTTGAAGAAAGCTCCTTATTTACATCTTTTCCTTTTTCATATTGCCCTTCATCTTTGGGGACATTTCCTTTTTGGACTGCATATCCTTCATTGAGTGCGACTCCTTCGGCATCTGACACGCCGGATTCTGCTTGTTTGATACTGCTTCCGCTTTTCCTTTCATTGGTTTTACCCTCCTTCCTTTTGATAATCGGCAGACCTGTATCGGCATCTATGCCTACTACATCGCCTATATCTGATTTGGTAAATCCGCCTCGTTCCTGTTCTTCAACTATATCCTCATAAGTCTTCTGTTTGGATTCATACGCCTTACCCTTTTCAATGTCCTCTCCATAGGCTTCGGTGTCAAAGGCATCACCTTGAATATTCCGCTCTTTGGGTGAGGCTTCTATCTCGGCATCGTCAATAACTTCCTCAAAGGGAATGGTTAAATCAACAGTGGACTCCTTTGGTTTTTTAAGTATCTTCTCGTTAATGTCTATCGGTTGCTTATTATATATAGCCTCTTGTGCCTGAGTTATCCAGTTTGTTGCTGCGCTCTTGCTTTTTTTAAACATCACGTTGCTTACTGCGACTGCGATCTCTGCCCTTTCTTTAATGTCAGCTTTGGGGTCTGCAAGCACCTTTAGCATTTGATTTGCCTTAACTCTCTGCGCTCCAACGCCTAATCCTGCAAACAAGAGACTTGCTACTGTTGTAGTTGTTACAAGGTTAGGGTCTTTCTGGAATGGGATTCCTAATTTTTCATGTGTCCACTCATCGCCCTTTTCCTGTAATTTTTCTTCCGCAATTTCTATCGGGGTTATAGTCGCTACATTTTTAAGATATTGTTTGATTAGGGGTGCGCCCTTAACTGTTTTCTTGACCGTTTCCTTGACCGGAGTTTTAACGCCTATTCCTAACAGCCCAAGAAATTTACCTATCGCAACATCAAGGGCTGTCTCTGTAACGCCCTCCCAAATACCAGCCTTTAATGCAATAGCTTTTATTTCGGACTCGGACAAGTCAGGTCTATCCTGCCGTGCCATGTCCATAACTTCTTTTGCCTTTGCCGCTCCAAATACGGAGCCACCTCCGAACATTGCGCCCCTTGCCGCTTTTACCACACTAACTTTACCCGATGGTATCACCAGTCCGGCAGCTATCGGCAATGCTCGGGCAGCAAGCGAGTGTATAAACGATTCATAGCCTTGCAGTGGTATGCTTAAATCTTCCGGCTGCGATATTAAGGGGTGTTTCAGAAGGTTCTCTGTTTGCTTTATTAGCGGCGATGTGATGTAAGTGCCCTTGTCTGTCGGAAAATACTCCTTTGCTTTGCTGTAATAATCAGCAATAGACTTACCGCCCTTTTCTATCGCCTCTCCAAGAGGCTTGCCGAGTTTGCCCTCTGACATTATCTGTTTTGCCACTTTTCCGACTTTCTCAATACTAAGCCCTGCATATTCAGGGATTGAAGCCATCATTTGAGCAGCATAATTTTTTATATCGTCCGCAATGTCGTCATAGGATAACTGTTTAGTGGGTGGCTTTTCTGTGAACGCAGCAGCTTTCAGCCCTGTCTCAATTCCTCTGACAGTTCCTCTTGCCGTTGCCTTCAGAAGTTCAGGAACGAATCCTCCTGCCTTGCGAGGAGACACATCATCAATAACCTCAGACGCATCTATGGTTATGTCATCATCAATGACATCTTTAGCGTTTACCGGAGGCATTAACGGCTCTCCGGCTTTGTATGGTATCTGCCATCACTCCACTTGTAAACGGTTCTGCCGAGCGTATCTGTCGCTGTTTCACCTTTTGATATTGCCTTCTGCATTGGAGCTTTAGGTTTTGCTGGAGCTTTAGGTTTTGCCGCAGGTGCACCCTTAGAGTATTCATCCGTCAGCGTTTTACTTTCGCTGCCTGAACTTCCGAACAGCCAATCAGATACTTTATCAGAAAAGCTCATCTTTTTCTTTATCTCAGGTATGCTAAGCCCCTCGGTAATATACTCATTTCCGATTAAGGGTCTAAACTTTTCGTCAAGTGCCTGTTTTTGTGCGTTGAAATCATCACCATCCAATGTTGCCTTATAATTCGATAATAAAATTTTAAGTTGGTCGTAATAGGTTTTGACGTAGGATTTTTGTTCTTTAGAGGTGCTATTGTCTTTCCCAGCCGCTTTTAGTGCAAATTCTTGTGCCATCCTTTCGGGGCTACGAACATCACTTTTTGTTGTTCCCGTTATTGGCATCCACTCATCATTCTGACCATCCTTACTTCCTGCTTGTTTAAGGTCGCCAGTCGTTCTATCAAGCAGATAGAATTTGGAGATTCCCATTGTGTTATCTTCAACTTTAAATTCTGTCCAATTCCCTTTATCTTCAGTCGCAGTAATATCAGTAGTGGGGGATATTTTCATCAACTGTTTAAATTCAGGATTATTTAATGCCTCTAATCTTGCCTGTCCTGTCAGCTTCAATGCCGCCTCAAACTTTTTACCCGCCATCTCTACTGTATTCTTATCTATTGTTGACGTGTTCTTATCTATTTCGCTCTGTGTTTTAACAGCCTCACTCTTTGCCTTTAACCCTTCATTCTCAATGCTGGATTTTAAATAACCGCTTATAGCCTCATTGTTTTCCTTATCAATCCCTGATGCCTCGCCAGCCGCCTGCCCATACATATACATCAATGGAATTTTGGCAATAGAGGAATAACCGTATTTATCTGGTTCAATCGTCTTTATCCCCTCTGCCATCATCTTGGCTCTTTCCCTTGCTGGATTAGTCTTTCCCTGTAATGCATATAGTGTCGTTAAATTGCTTGTCATATTATTCCTCCATTATTATATTTTATAGATATTTACCGCTATAATTTCCTACATACCTATCACTTGTATCAAGCGTCTTGGGCATTATCGGACTTTTAGTTGAATATGGGTTACTGCCGTAACCATAAGCCATTGCCAATGCTCCCGAAGTCTCCCCCAGAAACCTTGTCCTATTTGCATTCTGGTCTGATTCAATCTTCCATTTGTTGAGTATATTATCATTGCCTATACTATATCTTGCCAGAAGGTCGGCATTGCCAGCCTGTGCTTGTTGTGCGGTCTTGCTCTGTGCTTCTAACGCCAAGAGCTTATCGGATTTCTCGCCAGCCTTCCATCTCTCGCCAAGATTCATTGTATTTTCAAAAGCCTTCTGATTTAAATCCGATTCCAGCATCACGCCTTCCTTGCCGATATTAGCAAGCAATTTTTGATAATCATTTTCACGCTGCCCTGTAATATCAACATCATATTTTGAACCAGTAAGCCCTCTGGCTTCTGTGGATTCCTTCTGATTCTTGGTAACATTGCCGTATTCATCAACAGCATAATCGCTTTTCAATCCCTTATATGCTTCTGCTACTTTAGCTGAGGTTGCCTTTGATTCATCCAGTCCTGTTGACCCTGTGATTACCTCTCCTGTAAATGGGTCTGTCGTGGTAAATATATTTTGCTGGTTTAATGCAGCGTTAGTTTTAGCGATGCCTATTGTCTGTTGACGCTTCTCGCCTTCCCATGTAGATTTGCGGGCAGTCCATTTTTGATATTCGGGTGAGGCTTTATCCGATGGTTCAAAGCCATACGCTGAATACTGGGATTCCCACATATTTGTAGCCGAATTAAACACCTGCTTGGATGTTACAATTCCTTCCTCATCCGTAGTCTGCGCTCCCGAAGGCGGAGGCGGAGGCGGAATGCTTGGCGCATCAGGCTGGCTCATTGCGCTGTAAACGGATACACCTGCCGAAACTATAGCGGCAGCTGCTATTATTTCTATTCCCATAATATCAGCCCTTTAAAAAGTATTTTCATATAAATTTACATTCCTCTTTAAGCATTCCAAACATTTTTAAGTCATAGTATCCGTTAGTGAGTCTCATGCCCTTGCGAATACATCCCTCTTCCTTAAATCCAAGCCTCAATAGAAACTCTCCTGCTTTATCGGACATGCCGACAATGGAGATGCCCGATAATCTCGGCAGTTCAAGTATCTCAAACACATACTGGAATATCTGCTTTAGGATATTCTTAGTCGCCCATTTCCCTTGATATTTGGTATCAATAGTCGCATGAATAAGAATACTTGAAAGGGGCGTGTAATCGCTGAAACTTACGCACCCTATAACCTTGTCCTTATGAATAAGAACATAGCCCTCTCGTTTTTGCATAGGCGCTGTAAATTGTTCAAGCGTCATGCCTGTTGTCCACGGCTCTGAGGATATGGCAATATCATAGATGTCTTTGTAATGCTCCTTCGTCATAGTCTCAAGTTTCATGTATCCCTTGTTCATCGTTTGAACGCCTTTCTGTTATTATTGCCATTATATGCTTATCGCCTTCCAAGTCCACACTTTAGCCACATACCAGCTTGGCGGTGTCGGGTCATCCGCATTGCCAAACGAATTTTTCTTTGAGTTCCAGTTCATATATTCCTCACCGTTTTCGGATATTTCGCCTTTATCGCAAGACAGTCTGCAAGATACTTTTTCTCTTGCTGCTGTCCTTCTGTTTGCATTGCTGTATCTGTGCTTGACTGTTTTACTTTAGCGTCAAGATAATCCCGATAATCAGGATATTCTGCGCTACGCTTTTCTATATAGGTAAGTTTTGAGTCTGTTTGTGTCTTGATTGCAAACGCATACTCTTTTTCAGTCCATGCAACTTCAATTTCCTCCATGTCCGATTCCTTGATGGTTGGATTCATAGCCTTTGCATTTACTATCCCCTTTCCATCTTCAAAATCAGGAATAGTTCTGTAAACTATGTCTCCTGTTGAAATTTGCTTAACAACCTTCATATCCACATCCTCCTTACGCTATTCTAATTTGTTTATAACGGCCCCACTATACTCATCAGGGCTTCATCAGTATTCAAAGAACCAGAGTAACTATGCGTTGTCCACCCCTCTAAATAATCAGTAGTGCCATTACAATACACCAATACACCAAGGGCTACTCCAGATAATGCAGAACTATCAGTAACACCGATACCTTGGTTGCTAAAAACTCCATTTTTATAGACAAGCACTCGTATGCTATGCCCAGCAATGCCAGATGTTGCATATACAACATGGAGGTTGATAAGGTAATACCCAGCTTTTGTTGGTGTTGCCCTGTAATTAGTAACATTATCAAAAATACTATCAGTATCAAAATGTTCAGTCGCAAATGCTAACTTTACATTAGTTCCGGTCGCAATAGTTTGAGCTCCAGCAAGCACTCTGACCTTTGATGTTATTGCTCCCGCTGCCTTCGGATTCAGCAATATCCATTTATCCGCCGTGCTGTTATAAATCAGTTCAATCTCATGCCCTGCGCCTGTAATATCGCCTGCTAAAAGAGCCGCAAGGTTTTCCTTGACAATGGTTTTGGCTGTAAGTCCGTCCGGCGCAAAGGTCGGCGTTGCACTTGTATTGGCGCCTGCTGCCCTGACTATTGAGCGCATCCCGTTAACAAGAGCAGGGAATGCAGGTGAATGAACAGCAGTGACAGCATCAACTGTGCCGCCTACGGAAGCTGCAACTCTAAAACTATTTATCGCTATACCTGCCTGCGTAAACACTGTTGCAAAAACAGTCGTGCCGTCATAATGAAAAAGTATCCTGTCCCCTGCGGCACAAGTATAAGAAACACCGCCGTTGATTTTTAGGTTTGTTGCATGATAGGTAAGAGGCCATGCGCCATCAGCAATACACATCTGCCATTGGCCACTGTTCATGGTTACGGCTGTGGTCTCGGTTGCGCCTGTGATATGCACAAGATTCCCAGTTGCTGTTGAAAGGACAATCGTTGTGGCAGAAGCGATGTCAGTGCCCTTTTTTAGATTCAACAATCCAGTCATTGTGCCGCCGGATAAAGCCAATAATCCTAAGTTATTGCTTGCAAGTGTCCCTGTTATTATCCATGCGTCATTTGCCGCATTGCGTATCTTTAACAAGCCTGTTGTAGTATCCGCCCATAACTGATACGCATAGGGAGCTGAAGGCTCTGTTGCGTCGCTTGAAAGGCTTACCAATGCCTGTAACGCATCGTTTATGGCCGTCCTCATTGTCGTGCCGGTATTGGCATCGTCTGTGGTAATATCAAAATCGTGTTGGCTCAATTAAAACCCTCCTCGTGTATAAAGTATTGCTATGTCTGTTATCTCAATTAACTTATTGGATGTATTTTCCATTCTCAACTGCATTGTGCGCCCCCCGCCTCTAAGCATTATTTTAAGAGGGTCATAGGCTATTGAATCAAACGGGTCTATGGCATCCCAATTTGTAACATCGTCTATGTAATAAAAATCAGTGGGCTGTGTCGCTAACGACTGATAGTAAGTTGTATTGAATCCCTGCACATCATAGGAATAATACATTGATACAGTCGCAGGTTCATGCGGATAAAAGACAATTTCAGCCATTTTGGGATATGCTTTCTCTCCATGCTTTGATAGCGGCAGATATGCAGAATCCCATCTCATAGTCGGCAGAACTCCTGCAAAGTCAAAACCACTGTCATACTGATATAAGAAGTTTGTTCCACACAAAAAAAGAGTGCCGTCTGTTTTGGTAAACATGCCTTGAATGTCTGAGCCTACAATCCGGCCCCATGACTTATGAATATAATCATAGATAAAAATACTTGTGCCGATTTTTATGATATACCAGCCATAACGGGGATAATGGGCAGAATCAAAATCAGTTGCGTCACTTATCAATGCCCTTATGGTCGGAGATATGTTAGTTGAAATATCGTCAAGATTGAGGTTGCCCGTTGATACCACCTGTTTAAAACTCTTGATGCCGGAATCATAAAGAAAAGCGCAATCCGTCCCAAGTTCCTGTATGGTGTCTGTGCCTACAACGCCAGCGCCTGCTATTAACTGGAGGATTGCAAAGTCGGAATCTACGCCTGACGGCGTTACCCCCGAATAAATAGCAATATGGTTTCGGAACATAAAAACCAGTAAATCTACAAAGGTAAATATATCCAGCAGTTCATCTCCAGTTTTCAGCACAAACTTGAAATCAATATATCCTGATGTGCCGCCTGTATATTCAGCAGGGTTATTAAGGCTTGAATGAGTCGCAAGCATCTTATTTGTGCGCTCAAGCATCCAGACACGCCCCTTATGCACATGAGGCTTAAACGCTGTTGCAGGAGGGCTGCCGCCTAAAGCAGTCCATGTCGTGCCGTCTGTGGAGATTAGTGGAGCATCCACCCCGTTACAGGCGATACATTGGCTGTTCATAGCCGCAAATCTTACCTTTGCCGAACCATCAAGGTCTGTATGCACTTCGGTTAATGATTCACCCGTGCCTGAAAATATCTTGCCGTCTCCGGCGCTTAATATAACAGTCGTGCCGTCTGTCTTTTTAAACTCAAAACCCTTCTTTAAAGTTACACCGCATGAGGTTGTATTGACCTTCACATATCCGGGGATTTTAGCGATTGTTCCCCTCTCTGAAATCTGGCAGTTCTGCATACGCATAGAATACTTAGGATTCATGGCCAGAACAGGGAATATAGAGGCTTCACCGCCTGTCAAATCAGACAGCCTCAATATCTCCGTCCGTTTCCTCGCTCTAACCCTGCCTAATGTCTGCACCATTGCCATTTTTCAGATGTCCTTGTATTGCAAAAATCTTTTGCGTTTAGTATTATTCTTAACACCAGTTATTATGTTATTTAAAAAACTCTGCATATCTGTATCGGACAGCGTTCCAGCCCTGTTTTGAATCTTCATATATGCGCCCTCAATCAGCCATTCATCATCAAAAGGGCTGACATCAGCATTAACTGACAAGTCCGTTACAAGCTTAATATAGTCATAATAAATCTTTGTATCAGCGTATGTCGCAGTCGGGATGTAGTAAAGCTGCAAGCGGTTGTAATTGTTTGCATCCCTGCCGAACTCTCTTGCCATATACGGCAGCCCGTCTGTCGTATTAACGGCGGATTCGTTCAGCCACTGCTCATCGCCTACAAGCGTGATTTTAGGATAACCAGAGGAAATACTAAAGTCTCTTGCGTAATAAAGATTCAGGAGCCTGTCAACGTCGTTTGTGCTTTGTGCAGTTAAGCTGTAATACTCCTGCGCCGTTACGAGTGTGATATAGGATTGTTTTTTCAGCCTGTTCCAGTCGTATTCCTTCGCAAGCATCCGTTGTATCTCATTGACAGCCCATAGAGCAATAGTGGTATCACCTGTTGCGCCCACAAGAGTAGTAGGAGATACAAGCCCTAACTTCTCATCCATCACCTTCTGCACAATCTGTAATGCGTTCATTTACCGCCTCTTGCCTTTCTTTTTAGTGTCCCCTTTCTCTGTAATCTCATCATCATCCTTGAATACAGGCGTGTAGTCAATTTCAGGCTCTTCATTTTCTTTAACCTCATGCACCATAACGCCCTGATTTGCGTAACCGCTGAGAAATGCTATTGTCTCCGCATCGTCAGTCTCAAAATAATTCTGATGAAACTTGACCGTTATCCGCTTCCTGTCTAATGTCCAAAAGTTAATTTCTGTCTGTGGTAGATTGCAATAAAATTTTGTCATGTCGTTCCTCCTTGATTTTAGAGAGCATAAAAACCCTCCATTTCCTGAATTTCGTTTCTCATCTTTAATGGTTTCCACGGAAACATATACCAGTGTATCATCGGGTCAATACGAGTTACATGAAATTTCTTAAATATCTTTTCCTTCCTATATTCGTCTGTGTGTTTCAAAGTATCCGCATCAAAAGCAGAACAGTATAAACCGCCAATGCTTAACGGGTTTGGAAGCCTGTTGATAATCGGGAAAATCTTATTTAGAGGGCTGAATATCCTGATTATTGAGCCTACGAGTCCTGTATAGTCATAAGGCTTTTCTTTCTTTTCGAGCTGCCCTGCATAATAAAGCATCTGGGTTATCGCCTTTATGTTAAGCCTCTGCGGTTCCCTGAATACAATCCTTAAATGAGGGTCATTAATTCTTTCCTGTAAATCAAAGTATTCAACGCCCTTCTCTTCACTCTCTATGCCTGAAAGCTTATCAACAACCTTAAACACATGGGATGGAGCCTGCTTTAAATGCGTCTGTTCAAATCGAGGGGAATACGTCTGCTCCCGAATCTCCTCTATAAATGATACCGCCTCTTCAAAACTTTGCAGCCAGCTTATGCCTTTTGACAGCGCAGAAGCATCATACATGGAAAAGCCCGTTGTCCCGGGCATGTAGTCCTTGCCGTATATCGGGGTTTTCTGATACATTACCTTCTATCCCCCTTTTTATTCACGATTTTGGTATTCAAGGCTGTAATGATTCCCGTCCGGCTGTGGTTGCCCATTCTTGTTTTTAAAATCTCCGCCCCACCTGCAAAGCGGATGCCTTGCCTTCCACATATCGCCGGATTCCTTATGATATTCAGATAAAGTAAGATAACTGCCATTTTTATAGAGCAACAGGTCTGCTGCCAATCCTACATGATGCAAAGAGTTCCGCATATGGTCGGAGGACTGGTCTTTTTCTGTAAGCCTCTCAGTTACCTCATCATATGCAACCTCATAGCCTGCTGCAATCATATCAAGCACCTGTTGAGATATTAACTGTGTAAACAAACATCTCTGTTCTCTTAGCGTCATCTATCCTCCTTCCCTTCTTCTTGCACTATGCTCAATGATAATGTCCAGCTTCTTGTCCATTGACTTGTGAGTGTCTTTAATCGCTTCAACCGTTGCGTTAAAAGTTGAAGCTGTAACCTTAGCGTCTATTTCAGCCTGCATCCTGTCCAGACGCTTATTTCCCATCAGATACCCAAAAATCATCCCTAAAAAACTACCTCCAGCGCCATAACCCATATTATCAAAACTCATTCCGTATCTCCTTTAAGTTCTATTTTCTCAGCAATACAGGACTGACATTCAACATCAGATTCAATTGGAATACACTTACGGATAGGCTTAAACTTACAGTTCTTGCCAGTCCTGAGTATCTGTGCGGCTATTGTATAAAAGGTGTTATGGCTCATTGGTTGCTTATTTCCAATATGTGCATCTCAGCGTTCCACTTGTCGCTGTTGTGCTTATTGCGCTAAAATTAAGAATATCGCCATATCCGTTTAACGACAGCGTTCCGCTTATATCCAGAATATGCCCTACTGTGCCTGTAGGCGCAGTGCCGTCTGTCCTGTATCTGATTTGTGCGCCTTCAAGCGTGCATAAGGCTTTGTGCATATTCCCGCTTGTCGTAGTAATCTTAGATGCGGTAAAGCCCTGTGCCGTGCCATTAATCGTTAAAGTCTCAAAGTCATTAGAGGCAAAGCTCATGATCGCAAAGGATACCACAAGGAGCGATGCCGCAAGAACCACGAACATTAACAATAGTTTTCTCATAGTATCCTCCCTGTTAGTAGCCGAATACTTTAAATTTAACGCCTGTCAGGTCTGATATATCGCCCGTTTCTTCTATGCCAGACGCCTCATAAACCCTGATAATACTTGAAGTATCGTTAAACTCAAATGTTTTTAAATTGCCATCCCCCGATTTGGTGTTTCTCAATTCCATCCACCTGATTGTGTTGAGCTTGAAATCGGAGGCTGTCACCGATTCTCCGGTAACAGACGTATAGCTTGAATCAAAGTCTATTGTGCCTTCCCTTACAGCTTCACGCCCTATTTTGTATGAACGGCTGACTGTAATAGTTATCGCAATCGCATTGACAGCAATAATCAACAGGCATATCGTTGTTGCCAATATCCCTATCGTTCTTTTGTTTAGTATTTTCACCTTTTATGTCCTCCTTTTTGTGAGGCGGGATTTTCACCCGCCCCCGTTTTCTACTCTTTACTACTTTCCTGTTACTCTGCATCTTACGGCGAGGTTGCTGATGTCCGTTCCGTTTACAACCTGATAACCTGAAACGTCATATACAAATAGCGCACTCACGTAATCATACGACACCGTATAACCGCTGGTATGGTTACAGGTCATATTGTAGATGGAAGTTCCAAGCCCAATATCAGAAACAGCAATGGCTTCTCCGCCAGTTGGATAGGAACTGTCAAAAGTAATAACAACATCCCTTGTTCTCTCCAGCGAATCGGCTGTGCCGAAATTCCTTGTGATAGATACTGAGATAGCTGCAAATGCTGTTACAACCATGCACATAACAAGTATTATCGCAAGGGCCGCTACCTTAATTCCGTTCTTTTTCATGTTCTACCCTCCTTTTTTTATTGTTATGGCGCAAAGCCGGTTATCCCAGTTAAATACATGTGGGCTTCGGCAAAGCGGGTTATTACGCCTGATTCCTGCAAATACTCGTCAATGACCATGTCATCGCCAGGGTTCTGCCTATCCTTTAGGAACTTCAGGTCTCTGTCTTGGAGTATCACTTCCTCAATGTGTTCCGTATCCACTATGAGCAAGTTCTGCCTTAACACAGGATGCATGTTCCAAAGCGGATGAGACTTGATATAGATTGTCCCGGGAGTGGTTCTCATTTTGGCAATCTCCATGCCGTAGGTGTCGTTGGTCGGCACATCCTGCATCTGTATGCTGCCGCCCTTTGCCATCTTCTCAAGTGCCAGTATTGCCTCACTGCCGCCCAGACAGAGCTTGTTGTGAGAGCCATACCTGAACACCTGTTCCAGATAGCCATACCATGCGGATTCAGTTAAGTCACCGCCTACATCTATAACATTTGCTGATGCGTTAGCTGTGATGGATGGGATAATGCCTCTGGTAGAACGCCTATTCTGTCCCTTCGGGCCGGTATCCATCTTCAACTCACCGAACAGATACGACATCTCCTTGTCAATACTCACGTCCCTTAGTGCGTTTTTCTTCTGTCTCAGATATTCATTGCCTGTTCTGAGATGTGTGTTCTTCAAAGACATGGTGATATTGACAGGCCTGCGGAATATCTCCAAGTAGTTGCTGTATTCAGTCGGGTCATTGGCAACTGCGGAGGGAACGCTTGCGCCTTCCTCATGCGCCGTGCCTATAACAGTCAGCCAGTCGTTATCAAGAATAGCGGCTGCTGCTGTCGTGCCATGCGCCCTTGATACCTGAATCTGGGTATCGCTTGTGGGGTCGTCTGATACAATCATGCGCTCACCCGTTCTTTCGTTCCAGAGTTTGACCCCTGCTCTTGTCAGCCTTGCGCCTGATATTCCGTTTGCTACTGATGTTGCGTCAACAATTAAAACTGTGTCATCAGTATCATAACCGGCGGAAAGATTGATTCTAAGCCTCTGAGCCGGTATCCTCTCCTCGAACCAGTGTGTAACTGTGCTGTCCTCTTTTTTGCTTGGCAGTTTAGACAGTATTGAAGCCAAAGGAGAGGAGCCGTTGGGGTTGAGTTCAAACGCCAACTCCCTCCAATGTTCAGGCTCCTGTCCTGTAACTGTAAACTGTCCGCTTCCTCTTAATCCTAAAATCGGCATAATAGCCTCCTATACTTTCCTTAACTCATCCATTTCCGCCGCAAGCGTAGAGGGCTTTTTGACCTGTGGTGTTCCACCACTGACATTGGACAGAGAGGGAATTGTTTTGATGGCAGAACCCTTGAGTTCTTCCAGTGTTTCCTTCTTTGTCTTTTCAGCAGTTTCCTTCCGCACAGTTTCAATATAGCTTTCCAGACTTGAAGCCATGCCTATCTTGTAGGCAAACTGGGCAGGAGTTTTAGACTTCATGAACGACTCGTGAATCGCAGGGTCATATTGGTTGCTTTCGGGAGTGATAATCTCACTGAAAGCATCAATGGCGGATTTATACTTGTCTTCGCCATATTGAGCTTTAACCCTTGCCTCATCACTTGCAAAGCGTCCCTGTCTTATCTCTGCCTTGACCTCAGCCAGTTCCGGCTCTACAGTTGACCTGATAATCCTCGTTACTTCGGGGTCAATGGACGTGTCGTTGTTTTCTTCTTCTCCTGATACATCTGTATCGGGTTTAGCCGTCTGCAAAGCAGATAGCTTTTCCAAATCCTGCCTTCTCTTTTCCCTTAGTCCATAGTTATCCGTCTCAAGGCGGGTTTTATGCGCTAAGAGTTTTTCATTCTCGCCTCTAAGTTGTTCAAGCCGTTCCTCAATGGTCGGCTGAGCGGCTTCCTTTGTAATCTCCTCCGGAGATTTAACTACCTCTTCCTTTTGAGGCTCTGCCTCTTCAGCAGGTTTTGAGACTTCAGGCATGGCATCGCCTCTTAGCTCTGCCATCTCTCTTTTCATCTGTTCGTCTTCTTCCTGCTTTTTTACGTCCTCTTCTTTTCCTATCACTGCTTCCATAACTACCTCCGTGCCTCTGGCACTATATTGGGATTAATACCGCCACTGGCGGCTGCTTGTTCCTGTATCTGCTGACCTTCCATTGCTTGCTTCTTAGCCTCAAAATCCGCTAATATCTGGTCTTTTTGCACAACATCTGAGGCTTCAATCACCACTTCAGGCGGCAAAGGCATTATCTGCATTAGGTCTTTAATCTTCGCCCAGTTTTCCGCTCTCATTGTCGGAGATGACGGAGCCTGTGCAATTGCAAAATCGTATGTCTCAACACCGAGTGTCTTAATCGCCTGTATGACTTCGGGGTTTGCCTTCTCCTCCCCTAAAATGCGGGCTATCTGTTCATGACTCAGAAACTGCCTGACCCTTGAAGTCATGACCTTAGCCATACGCTCCGAAGTCCATTGCAGATTATCAAAGAGGCTGGCTATGCTTGACATTGATTGCTGTCTGCGTATATCCACAACGACACCTGAATCGTTGCCTGATTTAATGCCCCTTAAATCATCGCTGATGCCTGATATTTTCTTTAGCTTTGCCTCTCCTGATTCTGAGGCTCTTGCATAAGCAAGCGGATAATCAGGTGGTGGTATAATTCTATAATTGCCCTTTAAAACAGCAATGTCCGCACCCTGCTCATAAGTGTCTGCATCCTCTGGGTTATCAGTTATAATCCTCGTCTTAGGCAGCATATTGAGGTAATGAAGCACCTGTGAATCACGCTTATTGACTTCTCGTTGCGCATCCATAATGTTATGAGGTATGCCGAAGTCCATATCCCTTGTGTGATAGGCAAAGTAAGGAACATATGGGAAAAAGTTATCTTCATAAGGAGATGAACCGCTATCAAGATGAACACCCTGCAGCATCCCTGCTGTTCGTGCGTATTTCATCACCTGCCGCTTCTTCTGCTTAATCTGCAAATGTGGATATTGTTCAATCAGTCCGCCTATCTCCTCATCCTTTAAATCTGTAATATCGTGAATCTGCCCCTGCTCAAAATCAATAGCAAGTGTCCGCATCTCATAAACTCTATACCAACACTCAAAAATCTCAACCTCGTTTTTAAACATGGCTCCGTAAAGCCTGCTGCTCCTGTAACTGCCATCCAGCATTGAATAATACTGGGACAGTTCATAAACTTTTTCTCTCCATAAAATCTTAGCCAGCGACCTTGACAGCACCCTTGACCTAATCAGATAATCACAATCAGATAAATCATAGTTGCGGCTCTTCCTGTCATAGCGCATCTCGCCTGTATCAACGACTGAGAACAGCGTCTTTGTCCCGAATAGGTCTAAATCGTCCTCTACCTGCTCAATGCCTATCCAGCCACGACCTGCGATATTGCCGTTTAAAAATACTTGCGATAACTGCCTATCTGCCTTTTCACCGTCCCACATCCAACGTAAACACTCGGACATTGCCTCTCCGACTGCTCCATCTTCCTTGCCTCTTGGAATAGCCTTAATGTTTAGCCTTGAATCGTTTTGAATGCCCTGAACAAGATTAACAAGCGGAAATATCAGGTTGTGAGTGAGCGCCAGCTTGCCTTGCTGATTAAGCAGTTTCTTAACGTCTATCATTTCACCCTGTGCGGACTTTTCAACCCACTGTCTGGAGCCGTCATAAAACCCGTAATACTCTCTCATATTGTCAAAGTAGGTGTTGTGATACTCGTCTGAATCCCTGTAGAACTGAGAGACGAGGTTGACTACCTGTTGGTCTGTCTTGGCATCCTCTGGAAACTCTGGAAATGAGTTGTTTATAGGTTGCATTATCTCCTCATGCCGCCAGCGGCGATAACACCTGCCGCCTTATTGTGTTTTTAGGTCTCAATGGTTCATACGCAAATAGCCTTGTTGCCGGATATTGAATTGCATCGTGGATGTGAGAGTATTGATTCTTCTCTGGGTCGTCCTTAAACACTCCGCTGTTGCCTATCTCAGGATAAGCATAACCGCCCTCAAACCCGTCTATAATCCTTGTGCATGAGGGATGTATCACTATTGCGGGCTGTCCGTTAATAAGTTTAGTTAATCTACCTGCGACTGCTTCACGCCTTGCCTTGAACGTCTGTATGCCGTCCTCAACGAATATACCGAGCTTGCCGAGGTAGTCTTTAGGGGACATCTTATTACTGTCTCTGGTCTTGCCGGCTGGGTCTCCAATATCTCTATATCGCTGAGTAGGCGGAAAGGTCTGATTGCACCACAGCTTAACCATCTCTCCAAAATCTGTTATACCAATATCCTCTTGACAAAACTCCTTATGTATCAGCCATTGACCTGTAACGCCTAACTGACTGATAACACATGCCGGAGATAGTCCTGTGTTATCCCATCCCCTGATAACCTGTATCCCAACCAGAGGCTTGAAATCATTGGCTGCAACGTGCATATTGCGCCTGAACTCCGGATATACCTGCTTGCCCCGGACTGTTACGCCCCATTGACCTCTAACCAGTGTTTTGAGCATGTCCGGTCTGTTGGCATAATCTAATTCTAAGTCGTCATAATATCCTGCCCTGAGATTGTGCTTGTTCTCTTCCTGCGTCTGTTGATAGATTTTATAGCCGTCTATCCTTTTTTCTACAAAATCCTTGTAGAGCCAATGCTCTGTTGAAGGGTAGTTAGTGGTAAGTAATACTTGGGGAGGTGTGAGGAACGGGTCTTGACCTGTATCCTTCAGAGAGGGATAGCGACCTATCCTGCCTAACAATCCCTTGAATACGTCCTGATGAATCTCTCTTGCCTCGTCTATATGCGCTCCAGTCAGTTCTAATGATAATAAATCCCTTATATCTTTGGGTATGTCCAACGCCCTGAACAATATCTCTATCTCCCTATCTTCCCATCGGATTAGAAATCTCTTTTCAGTTTGATTATATTTTCCGAATATTCCATCCGGAAACCAGTCAAGATATGTTTTTATTGTTGTGTCCCGAAGCTCGGGGTAAGTATTCCTTACTATTGCAAACCTGCTCTTGCGCTTGCCGTTGACCTGTAAAACTCGCTCAGACTGGAAATCAATTATATCCCATGCCGCTGAGGTAGTCTTACCCGTTCCAAACGGCCCGATTAATAGTTTAACCCTGCTTTTTTCATCCTTATGAAATGACGTTGAGACCGGGCCCGGAATATAATTAATCTCAATCGTCTGCGGCTCTGCCAACTAAACAATCTCCTTGACAGCATTGTGCACTCGGATAATTATATTACCGCTTAATTCTGTTTTCTCACTTGGAAACTTTGATTTTAACTTTAAAGACGTTTCTAAAAATTTATGCCGAGTTGGCTGGTCTGGTATGTTTGAATTGTCTTTTTTAGCTCTCAAACCCTCCTCTATTACCTGTGACAATCTCTCATCTGTAATTCCCATTTTGTCTAATAATTCGGGAAATCCTACCTTTGCCAACGTTTCTCCTGCTTTAGCTTTAGCTGTGTTTGGCGAATACCCTGCGTCAATCATTGCTTTTTTGGCTGTTACTTTCCCACCCTTCATAAGATTCGCTCTCAGCTTTTTCTGTCTCAAAGTCAAGGGTCTTCTTTTAACTGTTTTTACCCCTTCTTTTCCCATTTCGTGTAAATTGTTACACATTTTGGAGTCTTTTGCAAGTAAAATCGTAATAAAAATATATCAATGCACAAATCGGGGGGGTTGTTTACCCATTTTGATACCGTCTAAAATAGCTCAGCCTGTCTGCGTGCGTTCACGCACAGGCAGATGGGTTGGTTTCATGTGGTTTAGAATTGATTTATCGGTTAGTGATTTTAGTCGTGTGAGATAAACTCACACTGAACACTAAGGATTAAAACATCTTTTAGACCAAACTCTACCATACAAGTCCTATGGACTTTCTGGGAAATTTGCCTCTTTTCAGGGTCGAATGCGAACAAACTGCAATTGGTTATTGTTTTATTGTTTTTTACTTCGAGGCATCAATAAAACTCGGT